TGGTATTAGCCGCCATACTCTTTGCTTGCAACTCAATAGGCATCAATTGCGCTTCAGTCAATAACTTTTGCGCTTCAGCCTTATTCTGCTCTGCTTGCGTAGTTTGGACAGCAATCTGTGCTTGAGCTAGTTGCATAGCCAATTGTTGTTGCATCTGAGCCGCTTGTTGAGCCTGTGGATCAGCCGTAGCCATCTTGTCTAGCATCTCGATCAATTCAAATCTGTTTGACAGAGAAGAATTAGCCATGATGCCCTTCAAAATGATAGGCAAAACAGGTGTATTAGGGCCAAGAGTCTGTAACAAAGCGATAAATTGTTGTTGCTCATGCTCTCTAGCAATGATTCCAAGCGCAGCAGTAGGAATGAACTTCATGTCCACAGTAGGATAACGCTCTGGATCGAACTGCATATAGCGGTAAGCGGCTTTGGTGATGAAGGGGATCATGAAATCCTCTTGGAAGTTCACCAAGGTACGCTTGTATTTCTTGATAATCGAGGCAGTAGCCATCGAAATACCGCCCTGACCCGCATCTCTGGAGACAGCAGTAACCATTCCCTGTGAGTCAAGAGTGCCTGTTGCCATCAAAAGCATACGCTCAAACTCTTTGGCAGTAGTCAGGTTAGAACCATCAGTATTGCCGAACTTGAATGGGAACAGAATCTCATTGGGATTGCCGTTTGTCAGGATTGCTTTACCTGGCTTTACTTCAAACTTAGCACCCCGTGGTAAACGGGTAGCATCCATAGCTATCATTGGGCTAGTTGTGAGAGCTAGTGAATCTAAGTGTGAACGAACTTGGGCATCTATGGCTTTTTGTGAGTTGTAAGCCTTCTCAACAGTGCCACGACCCAACAAACGATTAGGAACTGTATCGTCCTGATAAGCAAGGATTGGGCGGTCTTTCATCATGTATGGGTTCTTTTCAGCTTTGAGAAGAACACCATCATTAGCGATAACGACAATAGCCTCAACCAGATCGGAATACTCATCCTGAATACTGTCTTCAGGGAATAAGTCTTCTACTTCGCCATTTTCTTCGTTTTCTAGCTGTTCTAGATACTCTCTAGGAACTAAACCATAGTAGGTCAAAAGTTTAACTTTATCGTCTTCGTACTGAGAGACTTCTTGTGTAGGCTCTAAGTCGGTATCCATCGAGTCAGTGCCAACCTTTACCTTGCGGTAGATGCCTTCTTCTTGACCTTTAACGATCTTGTGGATAGAGACATACTTCTCGATAGCCACGCCCATACAGTCATCAATAGATGTTCCATTAGGGTCAAACAAGAAGTTACGGGGATTAACAGGAACAATCTTGACTGCAATGCGGTCTTGTTCTACCACTCCGATAGCCGCTTGTCCCATTTGACCAGGTATTGCCTGAGTAGCGGGGACAAAGACTTTCTCTGTTTTGACAACAATCTCACCGATACCCGTACCATAGATTTCTGCCAACAGTTCAATCTGGTCAATAGACTTGCGAATCTTGTCTACTTTAAAGTCTTCCATCAGTTGTGCTTTGATGGCAGCAACATCTAGGGGGCTACCATTGACATCACGAATATCGTCTTGAATGTCAAAGAACTCACCCTGACCGAAGATAGCTTCCATGATCTCGGCATGGCGTGTCTCTACGGCTTGTTGGGTAGCGGGGGTAACAATACGACTACGCTCGGACTCACGTGTTTTGTCTTGGGCATCCCACTCACCATTGAAGATGCGCTCATACTCTAGCCAATCATCAAGGCAATTGACATCTCTCCAATCCCTCCACCTGTCACAATGGTTGACAACAAAGTTAACTATCTCTTTGTCTGAGTCGCTAGGTTCTTGGAATTCCATTCTTATACCCCACTAATAATATCTACAGGTTGCCAATCCTCGCTATCATCTTCTTCCATGTAAGATGTAACAGCCAGTTGGTCAATGTAACTGAGGGAGTCAGGCAAGTCATCATGGACTCCTTGAGCAGGGAACAGGATTAACTGGTCTACAAACTCATCCCAATCTTCTTCCGAATTTAACACAATTCTGCCATGCTCGAACCTACCTTGTAAAGCCCAGATGATTCTGTCTGCTTTTTTTCTATTCCCGTGGGTCAAATCCACGATATGAGCATAGGTGTTGTTCTTTCGCATCAAGTCTGAAAGATAGGGCAAAACAGCGTTCTTGAGCGCCCCCCTCTCTATCCCCACACTTAAAGGGCGGTAGTCCCGAATGGCAATCAGTATCTTAGAGGCGGTCTCTCGGATATCCCATCTTCCATGTTCAATCTTCTCAACAAACCACTTCCCATCGTCTGTAACCTTAACGATTGAGATAGCAGACTCGTCCAGACGCTTCTTAGAATTGGCTGCTTGTTTGGCAACTTCCTCGAATCCTGCAAGGTCAACAGCGATGTAATAGCTTCCATGTTCAGGCTTAACCCCGTATTTAATCCACTCTTCCTTAAAGATGTCTGAACCCGCATTGGTGAAAGAAGCCATGTATTCTTGCTTGAAAGCAAAGCTACTAAGGGTTTTCTTGGCAGATTCAATCTCTTTTGCGTCAATCAAGGGGTTATCAGCAGTGGTGAAGTGCCAGGACTTCCAATCAGGATCATCTTCTGACTCGCCTAGTTTGAAGGTATCGTAGAACCAATTGCGCCCCTTTGGAGTGCCGATAAAGAGCGCTCTCCCCCGTTTATCAGACAAACTTGCTCGAATGACCTGTTCCCATGCTTCTGGCTTGATGTCAGCAACTTCATCGAGAACGGCATAGGTCAGTGAGACTCCACGAAGGGTATCAGGTCTATCCGCACCCCGAACGTATATCCTAGCCCCGTTTATCAGGGTAATGTCTAGGTTATTAACGTGACTACTCTGAATAACCTCTCTACCAAGGTCTAGCAGTAAGTCCCAGATAATCTGTCTTGATTGTCCCATAGTGGGACTAACATAAAGAACCGCAGAGCCTTGTGGACACTTGAGTCCTTCAATCAGTAGGGTAACTGCCGCCATACGACTCTTACCGCACCTACGACCAGCAGCTACAACCTTGAACCTAGTCGTATCCTTAAATACCTCTTGTTGCCAAGGAAGTAGAGAGAAGTTCAGATCAGCCATATTTAGCCTCTACGTCTTCAGGTTCAGTGTCAATAATCGTGGGTTCTTGTCCTAGTCCCGTGATATTGATGGTTACGGCACTTCTCTGAGACTTGTCCTTTTCAAACAAAGAAACAGGAAGAGTCCTATCTAAACACATCTTCAAAGCAACCAATTGATGGGGATGCTCATCATTAAGGGCTATCTCAATAACCTTCTGAGCCACATCCTTACCTCCACTCCTAATCATTAGCTCTTTAAGCTCCTTCAGACGTTGATGGTCTGTCTTAGGTAGTACTAGGGGTGGATTGTCAGCAAACCTCTGTATGGTCATCTTGACGCTTCCCTTTGGTCTTCCTCTTCCTCTTTTCAATTGTTCCATTGGTTCTCCTTGGAATTGTCAATTTAGCTTTTTCTGAATGGGGGAAGTACCACAAATATCTACACACAGACGCTACCCCCTCCCCCCCCATACATCTCCTAGGGTTTACCCTCATGTCTTTTTATACAGTACTGGCTAAACATACAGCATAGGGTTTACCCTTATGTCTAAATGCGAATGATTCTTATTTACGTTTCATGCAAGTAAGAGTTAAGGCGGCTGCTTTTCCAGGGTACTTGTTTTATTGTTTGTCATTGTGTTCCCTTATACATTCTCTCTATCTACCCTTACTGTTTCCTTTACTGGTTCACTTGGATCAGGGCTGTTTGTTGTTGCGTGACCTATATTTAAAATACTCAGATCGTCACCAGGCCTAAAACCTTTATTGTGCGCTTCACTGTATAGGTCTAATACGTTCTCAAAACCCCTGCACAAATTACCCTTACCAGCCGCCAAAAGAATCATTCTCTGAGGGTTTGTGAGTGTTCGCTGGAAATACTTTGTTGCAGGGTTTGACGGCCTACCCATAAATTCCCCTTAAATAATTTAAATAATTCTAGCATCTAAGGGTAAACACCTATGGTTTTTTTCTTTTTTAACCCGATAATTCTTATACGTTCAATCGGAACGTGCAATAAATAGGCGTTACATCATGAAAATTACGGAACAAAAAAACGGTGATTACACTACATTTGAACGTGTTAGCCACAATGGTTATTACATCGTTAAACTGTACAAACGGGGCGAATTAGCCGATAAGGTCATGACGGATACTTATCGTGCGGCAAGGGACTATTTGCGTTCCTTTAACCTTATTGCTAAAAACGGATAAGGGGCAAACAATGAAAAACACTTTTTTAGACTATCTAACGGCCATTGCAATCGGTCTTATGCTTTGCATAGGTTTAATGGCTTGGTTTGACGTTTTAGTCAAATAATCTTAATTTTACTCAATAGGCGTACATCATGGATAAGATCACACAATCAATAGAATCACTCAATAGGGCTAAAAACGGGGACTCATTAGCCAATTACCAGGCAATCATGCAAGGGTTTGCAGATAAGGGAATAGCAGCCAATGACATTATTCCCCGTGAAAACGTGTTCACCTACAATGCCTGGTTAGCCCTTAATCGTCAAGTTCGCAAGGGTGAAAAGGGCGTTAAAGTTGTCACATGGATACCCGCAAAGGACAAAACCAGCGAAAGCAGCTTTATGCTTTGTAGGCGTTCAACTGTATTTCACATTTCACAAACTGATGCGATACAGTGATTAGACTGTAAACCCTTAGCAATAGGGGTTTATGGCCTAGTGTTTTACTAGGGTTTTCTTAACTTTTTGAATAGGCGTTTCACCATGAAAATCACATTAAAAACCAGCGTTTTACGTGCAGCTTTAATCTGTGCAGCAAAAAAAGACCTTCGTTACTATTTGCAGGGCGTTTGCGTATCAATCAATCACCCTCAAATTGCAATGGTTTACGGGACAGACGGGCGAATTCTATTTGCAGGACAATGCCCGATTGAAGTTATCGATTCCCCTGAAGCATACGGGTTTCAAATAATTATTCCGTCTGACACCATCAAAGCCATTGATAAGAAGGCAGAATTTATCGATCTGGAGACCATCGAAGGTGGTGCGAAGGATTATTACCTTTTAGGTAATGCCCGTTTTCAAGCGTATGACGCACGTTATCCCGATATTTCCCGTGTTGTTCCTACCCGTGACGCATTTTCTGAACAAAAAATTAGCTACTTTGACCCTGAATTGCTTGTTAAAGGCAATGAAGCATTAGCCATTTATTATGGGGCTAAAAAGGGCAAAGTGTTTCCATTGTCGCAACGGGGTGACTATTCAGGGGCTATCCATAACAATCAAAACGATGCGGTGGTGGTGGTTATGCCCATGCGAAATGAGCCAGGCACGTATCAAGGTTTAAACCCTGATTTTATGCAAGTGCAACAAAAGGCCGCTTAATTTTAAGACTGTTGACCCTTTTTATAGGGGTCAATGGCCTTGGAATTTCCCAAGGTTTTCAATTTATAGGTTTCAACATGAAAAGAATCGATAAAACTTCACTTTTTGAGCAATTTCAAGGGGCTGACCTTGAGCGTTTAGCAGATTGTTTTGTTGCTATTCGCAAAGCTGGCTTGATAACTTCACCTTATACGCAAGCTGGTTTAAATGAGTCATCGGGCAATGTTTGGGTCTGGGATGAAGATTGGGCGGGATGTGTGGCTTGTTCCATTGGGTTTGACGTGTTTTGGGTTTACTCATGCCCTGAATGTGGCGAAGAACACGAATTTGAAACTTATTTCCAGCTTGAAGAATATGCAGGCCAATATGACAGCCAATGCGATTCATGCGTTGAGGTGACAGCATGAGCCAAATTGAAGCCCTGACACAATGCCTAGTTCTTGCTTTAACTGCACCTAATGACCAAAAAGCGCAACAAGCTGCTGAATTAGCGGAACAAATAGCACACGGGTTAACCAAAAAACAAGTTAACCAGTGCAAACAAGCTGCAATCAAATTATGGGGTGAACAATGATCTATTTCGCTTTAAACAATGACGGATTAATCTATAACTTAGGCGATCATGGTGATTGGGAGGCCGCCAATGAAAGTTCTCATGATCTAATGCTTGAACCAATTTGGCTGCTTGATGAATTTGAAGCGCAAAATTGGGCATCATTTATTCAAGAGCAAATCAAAGAAACTAGAAAAGCATTAGCCGCTTTATGATTTACGCTTGCATTGCCCTAGTTCTGCGAATACTCTCAGGAAAACGATAAACCCAAAAGCCCTCTACGGAGGGTTTTTTGTTGTCTAAAATTTAAGCCCTTAGTGGCTTTTTTTGATTGGATGCATAGTTGGTATGCACCGATGATAAAAAACCGCTTAAAACTCGTTTAAATCGATCCTAGAGGGCTTTTTGTTGTCCATCAATAGTCGGATTGTCTCGTTTAGTGCTGCAAGCTCATCCATTTTGTAGACGTTCCATAGTCTACGTTGACCATGAATCCCGTTAAGCGATCCTCTGTGGCAATCCGCACAAAGTGGCATTGATGTAAACCACTGTCCCTGGTTAATCTCATGGCATTCACTTGGTGGTGGTGATTCGCAAATGATGCATGGCATGAGTTTAATTTTGGCAATATGCAACCTTTCCCCTGCGTTCGGTTTGGGTTTGTTTTTTGATTGCATTATTGGGTTGCTTTGACTTCTAATCTAGCACTGTATTGTTGCGTTCTCCAAACCTCTATTTTGGCTTGTGCTGCGGTCATCATCCAACGATAGGTTTCCTCTTTTTCTACCGCTTCCCTGATTCCCTCCAATATTTGAATATATTCGGGGTGAGCATAAGCAAAGGTTTCCTGCTTGCCAAGAACCTCAGTCCCTGCTTGGCTTGCCAGTTGGGCCTTGCGGGACTTGCGGAACTCTTCCAAAAACATCCTGTCAGCCTTACTTTTTGCATACAAAGGTGCGGTGTCGATTAGGTATTGGAT